CTATCCGAATTACGGGCCACAAATATTTATTTAGGATCTTTATATGGCATTGAAAGAGAGGATCCGAAACACGATCAAGGCGATCGGCGCAGGCTGGCGAACGGTCGGGACAGTAATGCCGCAGGGCGATAGCTTTCTGCATTTTATATCAATCGCCTCGGAAGAGGATAATCCGAAATACATAAGAATCAAGAATCCCTATCTCGATAACTCCTGGGTATACTCAGCAACGCGGGTTATGGCCGAGAACCTGGCCCAGGTCCCATTTTTGCTAAAGCTCGGCGATGACGAAATCAAAGACACGTCGATTAAGTACGGCTGGATCCGGAGGCTGTTTGATTACGTCAGCCCCTACATGAACAAGTATTCGCTCCTTGAAAGTATCCCGACATGGCTAACACTCCGGGGCGAATGTTTTTGGAAGCTGGTCCGGTCGAACATCAACCGGCAGATCGCAAAGATCCGCGTGCTTATTCCAGACAACCTCGAGGCAATTGTCGCGAATGGCGATATAATCGGCTGGGATGAGTGGACTGAGAAAGGGCAGAAGATACACCATGATCCTTTAGATATAATCCAGTTCAAATATTATAATCCTTACGATAGATTCAGGGGGTTGTCCCCGCTTACCGCCGCATCCCTGGGCCTTAACATAGATTATGCCGCGTCTGCCTATAATTACTACTTCTTCAACAACGATGCGTCTGCAGCCGGACTTTTATCTGTCGACGAGGATTTGCAACCCAAAGAAGCGGATGAGATTGAAACACAATGGAATAAAAAACGAAGAGGATTGACCAAGAAGGGCCGGATTGCTGTTTTGGGGAGGGGCGCGAAATACCAGTCAATCGCCCTGGCACAGAAGGACATACAATACCTACAACAAAAGAAGTGGTCCCGGGCGGAAGTGTTCGCCGTCCTGGGCGTCTCGCCGGCATTGTCGGGAGTACTCGAGGACGCCAGTATTAAATCGAATGTCAAGGAGCAGAAGAAAGGGCTCTATGAAAATAACCTCATCCCAAAAATGCACTTCATCGAGGAGGTGCTCAAGACCGAGTTTTTCCAGCGGGAGAAAGTAAAAGAGATCAATGGGAAGTTCGATATTGATTCGATAGCTGCGCTCAAGGAAGATTTCAAGGACAAGCTCGACCAGGCAGAAAAATTAAGCAAGCTCGGGTATACAAGGAACGAGATCAACGAAAAATTAGAGTTGGGATTTGACGATACAGATTGGGGTAATTACTGGTGGATTAATTTCAGCATGGTCCCGGCTGGTCAAGAACCGGAACCGGCGCCTGCTCCGGATAAACGGGTTGCCGTCGGTGTATTGGAAAAAGCCCCTCATCCTAACAAAAAGCTGGTCTGGAAAGGCTTGATCCGGCAGACGGAAAGAATTGAGAAGGATTACGGTAAAGACCTTGCGGACTACTTTTATAAAATGCGCCAGGAAGTACTAGACAAGATACTCAACCACAAATCGGTCAAGGCAATTGATCAGGCAGTGCTCGAGCTCCTGATGTTTGATATTGCCGCGTATAACAAAATATTGGGCGAATTAAGCCAGCCGTATTTAGTGGCCGCCTTTGAGGTCGGGATTGATTCGCTTAAGGATGCACTTGAAACGACTTTTGATTTTACGAATGTCCGGGCCCAGCTGTCATTGACCAAGAGGATCAAGGCAATCCAGGGCATTAACGAAACGGTACGTGAGCAGCTTTTAAATGATTTTGCGCCTGTGCTCGAGCGGGGATTAAGGGAAGGAACGGCGTATGAGGAAATCGCCGGGGAGCTCGCTGATATAGCACGGAACAAGTTCAACATGGCAAAGAGCCGGGCGCGGACTATCGCGAGGACGGAGATCAATGGCGCCATGAACCAGGCCCGGCAGGATACCATGATCGAGAGCGGTATCAAAAAGCAAGAATGGGTAACAAGCCTTGACGCTATTGTCCGGCCTTCTCATGCACTGATAGACGGTCAGATCCGGGGGCTTGATGAGCTGTTTGACAACGGGCTTCTGTATCCCCACGATCCGGCTGGGGACGCTGCGGAGGTCGTGAACTGTCGATGCGTCACGATACCATATATCGAATAGGAGAGTGATATGGAAATAGAAAAAGCATTACTAAGCTGTGTAATCAAGAAGAATAACGATAACACATATACATTTATCGGCAGCGATGAGACGATCGATCGAGATGGTGAAGTGATTAAGGTAGACGGCTGGCAGCTGGCGAACTATAAAAAGAATCCCGTCATAATGTATGCACACGACCACTGGTCCCCGCCAGTGGGGAAATCGCTCCGGACCTACAAAGAGGACGGAAAACTAAAATTCAAGGTTCAGTTTGCGTCAGAGGGAGTTTATCCTCTCGCTGATACGGTTCGGGGCCTGGTTGATGATGGTATCCTGAAAGGTGTTTCCGTCGGATATCGAGCGATTGCCAGGGAATATCCGAGCGACGAAGAAAACGGCAAAACAAAAAAAGAAAAGCCTCGGGTGGTGACAACAAAGGCTGAGCTCTACGAGTTATCGATCGTTAACGTCGGCGCGAACCCAGCAGCTCTCAGGGAGGCCATGCAATCAAAAGGGTATGATGAAAAGGCGATTAAACTTGCAACGGAATTACCGAAAGAAGGTGAGCCAATCCCGGGCCCCGATGGATCGTTTCTTGTTCCAGAGAAATATCAGGATGAATTGAAGCGTCTCGCAGATGGAACAACGAGACCAGATATAAAAATCATAACAGACACAAAGGAAAGTGATCTCCTCCAAGAGATAAAAACCACTTTAGACAACCTTTGTGAAAAGATAGATGGGCTTGAGAAAAAGATTGACATCGAAGAGCTCATCAAGAGTAACAAAATCACAATCAATCTTGACGGTAAAAATCTTTACTCGGATTTGCTGGCAGGGACCGAAAAGGTCGAACAACCTCCGAAAAAAAAGCAGATCCCGTTCAAAGAAACAGCGGTAAAAAAACAAACAATTTTCGGAGGTAAAAAAGATGCCACCTAACGTATTAGAAATGATTAAGGATTTAAGCGACGAGAGCACGGTCGGGGATTTCAAAGCGATCCTGACAGCGCAGAAGAAAGAATCTGACGTAACGATCGCAAAGAAAGACGCCGAATTGCAGGAGATGAACACGAAGATCCTGGAGATTATCGAGGCTGCAGCGAAAGAACCGTTTGCCGAATCAGCCCTGGATCCTGAGATCAAGAACACACGGTTTTTCAAAGCCGCGGCCAGCGGTAAGATCGACGAGGTCTATAAATGGCAGGGGCGCATGGTCCGCAACGACCAGGAGTGGACCGAGAGCGACTGGAAGGTAGGAAAAATACCAGAAGCAGCCGAAAAAGTCGCCCTGGGGACCGTGTTGCGTGGTGATGCAACAACAGGATCCTATCTCGTGCCGGCGGCATACGAGAGCGAGGTTTTCCGGATCGCCCTGCAGTCGTCGCAGATGATGGGGAAGGTAACGAGCGTCCCTATGGCTGCCCGGAGCATATATTGGCCGACCGAGCTTACAACGCCGACGCTGACCTGGGTAACGAACGAAACAACGGGGAAAACCGAGACTAACCCGACGTTCGATCAGGTCAACCTGGTTTGTAAAACGTGCGCGGCCTGGCTTACGGTGACGGACGAATTGCTCGAAGATTCCCTCGTGAACCTCGGGGCGTTTTTCAGCATGCAGTTCTCGGAAGCATGGGGGCAGGAGTTTGACAACCAGGTGCTTGTTGCGAACACGGCGCCGTTTATCGGGATGCTCCGGAACACGAGCTGTCAGCAGGTATCGATGGGCGCGGGTAAAACGGCTTTCTCGGACGTCGGGTTTGACGACCTTATCGCTATGGAAAATGCGATATCGACTGCGGTGGGAGAAAATGCGCTGATCGGGTCGTCCTGGATTATGAGCCGGAAGGTTTTTAATTACTTCCGCCAGAAAAAGGATGATAACGGCAATCCCATTTACCAGAAGCCCGGCGAAGGCCAGCCCGGGACGATATGGGACCGGCCTTACATCATAAGCGACAAGATGCCGACGACCAGTGCGGTATCAACGCCTTTCCTGATTCTCGGGAATCCGAAATACTGGCTGCATGGAAACAGGGTCGGGATGCAGTTCCAGACCTACAACAACACAATTCGTAATGTGGATTACGATCAAATTTTCTATAAATTTCGTATCCGCCAGGGATTTATCGGGGGTATACCGAAAGCTATCGCGGTACTGAAAACACCGTCGAAATAATCATCTAGTATCGGGGATCCTCCCCTACAGTTGGATCTCTGATGCTATCACATTAAAAATAGAGAGGTATAAAAAATGTTTGTAAAAGCATTTGCAGAAGGATTTGCAGTTTGTGATTATCACACAGAGACCGCCGCTACAACTATCGACGAGGAGATA